TAACGCAGCCACCATCGCACTGTGCCTTTCCGACACTGCTGACAAATCAAAATCGGAATATACGTCAAAATCCTTGCCCATCAAGCCACTTAGCCAACTTGCTACAACATCGGTCTTGGGTCTGAATGTTTTCTTGCCGCTCTTTATTGCTTCAATGAGCTCTGAATATCCGTCGCGCAGCTCACGTTGTTCTTTTAGATCTTTTTCAAAACGCTCCACTGCTTTGATGTTCAATCCACCAGTGTTACCCTCATCTGTCGCAGTCGAACGGGTTTTGTTTGGGTCAAGCACCCCACCATCCAATTCTGACTGACCAACGTGAACAACAGAACCACCTAAGTCGGTGGTTTCTCCCCTCTTTTTAGCGGCCTGAACTTCCTCGCCCAACTTCTTGAATCTTTCGTATTGCTCTGGTGTCAGGTCTTCTATGTCTACAGTGTTTTGTTCAGCACGTTTTTTCTTTGCCAGTGTTTTGGCTTCTTGTAGACGTTGCTCATCTTTGGCATATTCGAGCCTCGCTCTAACCTTGCTTATGAAATCAGGTTTAGCCTTCACTTCTTCGGCAGTGAGGTTTATTCCCGTGCCTTCATCAAACTCATTCAAATCAAAACTTGCTCTGGAGTGCTCGTCTAGGGTGACACCGAACTCTTCACCCCTCCACTCCCCTGTTTTTTCCAGAACATCAAGTGCCTTCTCTAGGTTGATAACTCTTTCTTGGGCTTTTGCAGTGCGCTTCTCTACAGTCCCGATGATTTCACGTGATCTGCCTAGGTAGGTATTATCCTTCGGTTTCTTGGTCTCTGTTATTTTTTCCTGCAACCCTTTGAGAGCCTCTTGAAGTTTTTTTTGTATTTCTTCCGCTTTTTCGGCATCAAAAATGGTGGTGTCGGGGCCATAAATACCTCCCCGATTAGAGACGGTTGATTTAGGCTCGCCATTGGTGCCATAAATACCTCCCTCTCGCATTATCTGAGAACTTTCCCGGATTATTTCTTCCCGAATTGCTTTCCACTCCTCCTCGGTTCTGTCTGGGTACAGTTTTTCCCAGTACTCACGTTCATTCTTCGGCATTTTTGAGGGCTTCGGTATGGTGGCCTCACCCATTGAAGCAAAGCCATCAGTGGTGTTTCCATTGCTGTCCCACCAAGCCCATGCAGGCGGTGTATCGCCGGGTGTCCAACTTAGAACTGGTGCATCTGGGTCAAAGTCTTTGGGCAGCGGGAGTGCAGTCGCGCCGCGCTTCTCGACATCAGCATCGCGCCACTTTTTCCCAAGTGAAGTCAATGCAGTCGAGTGTTCCACCTTGCCGCCGTAGGCATATTCGGCCATCTCGGCCATGTATGTGGCTATTCCTTTACGTCGGTGCTTGCGATCAACCATCACCATGTCAATGAAGTGTCGACTCGGATTCTCTGATCGACGAGAACCTTCCATAGAGTGGCCGCGATCAAGGTTCAGTTGTGCTACCTGCTTGTAGTTTCGTCCCGTATAAACGCTCACAATGCCATCAGAGTCCACCTCAAACGTGTACTGCTTACGGCCGATTTTTACGGTTTCTCGATAAATAGGTGCACCCGGCTTTGGTGCACCATTCTCGTCAACCGCCCTTTCCGGAACTCGAACGCCGGCGATGCGCTTCTGTTGCCGGGTTTTCCAATCGTCTGCAACCACTTCTCGATCGCGTAGCTCTGGGCCGCGACGTTGATCTGAGTCAAATGTATGAGGACCACCAGCAACAATGTCAAGAACAACTTCACCCGTAAAGCCATCGTCTTCACCCGTAGAGGCAAAGCCGTCGTAATCACCGGGTTCGTCAAGCCAATCTTCTGGCCCGTCAAGCCAATCTGGTTCGTCTTGGGGGAATGATGAGCCACTCGGGAATTTACCGGGCTTATCGCCGGGTTTTCCAACGTATGGTTGGACGGGCTTATAGTCCATATCTCTTCGCATTCGCTCAAGCCATTGCTCGTCGTTTTTCTTCCTTCTCTCTAAGTCCCGTCTGAGTTTGGCTGCCCTCTTTTTGCCGCGTTCACCCATGCCCTCAAGTCTCTTGATGGCCGCTTCCACTTTCTTGATGTCACGTTCGTCTAACGTGAATGAAGGGCTATTGTTGAGTACATTGTCTGCTTCTTGGGCAGTGATGTCCATTGAGATGTTGTCCAAGGTTTCCTTGTCGAATACGGACGGCCTGACATCAAATGGATAGCGGTCGCCGGGTCTCGTTCGGCCATCTCGATCTTCCGGGTAGCTGCTCATTGATGCAAAGCCGTCGAGGTACTCTTCCTCACTCTTCAGCGTTTCGATACGTTGCCGGGTGGCTTTCGTTGGCTTTTTCCGGGCGTAGAGGAAGCCGCCTTCATCATCTTTGCCAACCAGTTCTGCACCCGCAAGATCAACTTCACCAATGTTTGCCGGGTCAACGCTGATTTCATCTCGATCAAATGCGTTGACTTGATCGGCGCTGATGGCGTAGCGGCCTGCTTCTTTCGCATCATGAGTCACCCATGCAACTTCGTAGCCCCCGTCAACGTATTCTTTGTATGTATCAAACAGTGGATTGCCGCGATCTGTCTCGATTTGCACATGGTCCTCGACTGAGGTCCACTTCATTCCAGAGTCAAGAGCCCGGTAGCCGGTTGATTGCGGCTTCACTCCGGTAACACGGGACTGTGGCTCAAGAGTGGCGTTCTGTCCTATCGCCATTTGTACGGCTTCTGACAGGGGTAATTTTCTCTTTGGAATCAGCCCGGATTGTGGGGCAGCCTCAACGTCAAGCTCTGTGCCGTACTGCGCCTTCTTTCGATATTTTTTTTCTGCCTTAAGTAAGTCCATCTCCTTAATGAGATTGGCTTGATCTATTAAAGCCTCAATAGCAGCATCAAATTCTTTTGCTGTGAGTTCTGGGACATTGGGGTCGGGTACAAACTTATCTTCACCAGAGAGCTTGGCATCCTTGATACCTATGAAGGTTTGGACTACTTTTCCAATCTCCAGAGCGCTACGTATGTCTGTTTCATAGTTCTTGGTGTTGAGTAGAACTTGTACGTCAAGTCCCATTTCTTTGAGCTTCTTGTTGGCTACTATCAGTCCTGCCCAACGATGGTGTCCGTCTACCAAGTACCTCTGCATGCCTTCGTTACCCGCAGTGAGTACGGGCTGAAACAGGCCGTGCTTTATTTCGTTGGCAAGATAGTCCATGAGTTGGTCTTGAGTTGGCTCACGTCCATTGAATCGAGCCCTAAGTATCTCCAGTGCTTCAAGTACGGCCGCAACTGCGCCATCTGCCATGCCCTCGACTTTTGATCCCTGCAGCTCGTTCTGCGCACCAAGCAATGTTGTTGGGTCTTTGAATTCAGTCTCGCCGACGTTGATTCCGAGTGCCTTTGCTGCCCGATCCATTATTGGGACTGCATCGGCTTCTGTGTTGTTCCAATTCATTACATCAAACAAAGCCTTTGCCAGTGGGTCTTTTGCTTGGGCCAACTTCCTGACTTCCTCAAGGGCTGCAGCGTTCTTGATTTCAAACTTTGGGTCTGGTTTTCCATCTTTGCCAAGTTTTGCGAGTGCTTCTTTGTCAAGTAGCTCCAAGACCCGTGCATGTAATTCCGGGTCACGATCTTTGAGTTCTGCCAGTTTTTTCTTGTCAATGGCTATCTCTTTGGCTGCCGCTAGTCCCGCTTTTATTGAGCGTGTTGCGTATGTGTCGTCGCCCATTGAGCGGCCGCTAACTTGTGGCATTTCTACGCGCTCAATACCGATGTTTGAGCCGCAGAGCATGTTGACGCCAGTTGTGTAATAGAGGCACAGGTTAATCTCAAAAGTTTCAGCGAACAGCTTGGCTGCGTCTGCGTAACTCATGCCGCCTTCTGTACCAAGCGTGGAAACGTCGATCGGTTTTGGATCGCCGTTAGCGTCTTTGACATTGGCTGCCCAATTTTTGAATACTGCATCAAACTTTAGTCTTGCCGGGTCTGAGGCGGCTGCTGCAACGTAATCTTGCAGGGCTTTCTGCATGTCGTTGATGCCATTTTCTAGAATGAATTTCTCATTTGGATCACTGCTTACAACTTCCACGTGGAAGCCCAGAGCCATGAACACCTTGCCCATCGTTGCGCTGTTGACCTGAACGAGCGGCGCATCATTTGCCGTGACGGAGTCAGAAACACGGACACTGCCATCTGGGAATAGGTCAAGAAATACACCATCAAGATCTGCGCGGTTCATCTTCTTCAGTGATTCGGCATCATAACCAAGATCCGACAGCTCGTTGATCATAAAGATGGCTCTATCGGCAGATTCTTTTGTTAAACGTTGCTTTTCTTTTTCCTTAAGGTTTTTCCAAGCTGTTGGGTCTTTGGCGCGGCGGCGTTCCTTAACCAAGTCAAGTATCTTTTTGGCCCCACGTGATGCGAAACCTTCTGTTGCCGGGCTTTCTGTAGCAGCCGCAGCCTGTTCTTTGTACCTCTTTACCTTGTAGTCATAGCCGCGCACCTGACGTTCGTAATCATCGAGCCGCTCTTGGTGTTCCTTCAGCGCGCCACCGGGAGCGAACAAGTCCCGTCTGACTGGCTTCCCAGAGTTCTCGTGCAGCGCAGCGCGGTCGATCAGCCGCTTGAATGATTCGTACGATGCTTCAGCATCCGCATCAGCTGAGTGCCAGCCCTCACCCATGTCGTGGCCCAAGAACGTAGCCAGATAACCAAGAGAAACAGTCTTGGTGCCTTTCTCGTTCTTTGGATAGTCATCACTGCTCTTGTCGAGCAGCGCCTGAGCAAGAGCTTGACTGTCAATGAAGCCGCCTGGATTCCATCTTGCCGGGTCAAGACCCGCGTCTGCCATTGCGCGCTTCATTACGTCATCGTCGTAAGGGTGGTTCTGGCCGCCAAGTATCGTGTCTTCGATAGGCCCAATGAACTCAAGCATCTCGTCAAGAGCTTCTGATAACTGCTTCTGTTGAGCCAACCACTCGTCGCTAATGTTCACCAGTTCACCCGTGTCTGGGTCTTTGTACTTCAGATTGTCAGCTGACCACGAGCGGCCTGTTTTTGGATCGATAGACAGCGGCCTACCCGGATTGACGTGCGTTGACCATTGCCGGGTGATCTTGCCGTCGACAATTTCGGTAAGGCCGATCTGCGTTGGTGTACCGGGATGCTTCATGCCGCCGAACTCATCTTCCTCGATACCCGTTGTCTCAAAGTCAAAGAACACGTAGCGGCCTTTGCCTAAGCGTGCTGCTACTTCCTCCCATGAAGCAGCGCCCTCAAACAGTTCTGCTGCCTTACCCGTGAATACCGGGACTGGCTTGCGTGGTGGTTTGCCGGGCTTCTTGACGACTTCAGCGGCCCCTGTATCCGGGTTCTCGACACGCTTAGGCATTGATACTCGATCAAGCCTGAACATACGTTCCTCACCATTACGAAGAGCGTCGTTGCCCCTCATGTAGAGAATGCCGTTCTTTGTGAACACTTCAGTTACTTCGACTTCTCTGGTCTCACCGTTGTAATCAAAGAACACTTTCTTTCCATTTGCTTGTGCGGCCTCAAACTCTCCAGCTACGGCCTGTGCGTACTCTGGTGTGCCAGCAGTCCCGTCAATTTGACGTGCGTCGTGATGTTCCGGGCCTACTGAAGCAAAGCCGTCTTGATGGATCGCGGCCTGCCTCACGCGCAATGGTGTTCCTCTGGGCGCAAGCGCGCTTGGATACTTCTTCCGGGCGTGATCAACAACCATCTCATGGAGGTCTTTGTCTGCTGCTACACCCGTGTAACCCGGCAACACATCAACGTTTTGTATTTCTGGCATTCCGTATTGATTCTCGACAACGTTTGCAGTGGCCACAGTTCTGCCGTTTATTTCGATTGAGAACGTGTCATTGACTTGCCGGGTGGTGAACGTGCGGCCATCGTGCTCGAATACGACTGGTTCAAAGTTCGTCAATCCCGTTCGTTCCTTAGCCTCGGCCATAGATTCAATAACGTCTGGAACACCATCGCGGCTGCGGGACACGTAAAAAGGGGCCTTCCAATCGCCTCCGTCAAGTTTTGTCCACCTATGGCCGAACTGGTCATAACGAGTCACTAGATCATCTTGTGTGCGTGTGCGGCCAGTGAATACCGGGTCATTCTCTGGCAATCCGGCCATACTTCTAGCCCATCGCCGGGCTTCTGGGCTGAGCATCTCTTCTTGATCGCGGCTGCCAGATAACACGGCGGCAATGCTTTCGGCTGCGAACTCGCTTCTTTGGGTACGTCCATACCTAGTCTTGATGTGCTTATCGACTTCAGCGAATAGTCTGTTGCCTTCAAGAGTTGAAGCAAATGAGGAGTTGTCAGCACGTGATCCTCTGTTTTTGCTTTGAGAGTAGTCAATGTGATGGGAAAATTCGTGTAACAGAATGCTTTCAACTGAGTTGTCAGCGATTAACCAATCACCTGCTTCTGGTGAATGTTGGTGGTCAAGTCGAGTCCCGTTCCTCCACTTGTCCAATTGGCTCGGAGCAAGAATGATTGTATTTTCGGCCGTACTGTAGCCACCCATAACTTTGAAGTGTTCGGAAAGTTGATGTGCCTTTATGCCCTCTGGCGACTGTCGGAATAGATTCCATTGCCCCGTTCGTTCTGCTTCAATTGTGTCTTTTTGTTTCCATTTGATGTATGCCGGGAGGATGTCAAGGATTTCAGGATTTATTTTTTCGCCGGCCTTGGATCGCTTCACCCATTGATCCATTACGCCAAGTATGGACAAACGTTCTGCTGTCTGATTGGTCATCGTTGCGATTGGCGGCAGTCCGTGTCGTTCCACTGCAGAACGGAATCGAGGAGTGCCGTCAAGTGCAGCGCGAAGGGCTTCTCGATTTGCTTGTATGTTTTCTGGTGAAAAGTCAGGAGTATTTAGTTTCAACTGAAGGCCTACGTATCGGATAAATTCCTTGCCTTCTCTTAAGTCTTTGGGTATTTTTGGCTTGAATGGATCTGAAAGGTCAATTCTTTTCACGTCATCCCAAGTGACACCCATCTCTGCAAGCCGCTCATCCCAAGCCATGAGAGCCCAATCTCTTTCGTTTGTTGGGACTGCTAGGTCAAGCTTCTGTTCTGTGGTGGTGTTCTCAAATAACTCTCTACGTGTGAACGTACCGTTGCCGCTTGGACTAGACATCCTGTCGCTACGCAAGTCGCTGTACGACGTGATAGGTGCACCCGTAGATGCGAAACCATCCCACGCTGGCGGCTCTGGTGCGTCTACGTCTAAGTCCCGACTTTCTGGCATTGACGGCGGCTCTGGTATGTCTGTATCAGCATCGCCGAGTATCGATTGGAGATGGTCAAGCATCGTGTCGTTGAGCAGGCCCCTGAACGCCGGGTTTGAGGACGTGTACGCCGAGAAACCTTCTGCGAACATCTCTTTCGGGTTCGACCATGCGTACGCACTATCGACTTGTTGTACTTCGTCAGATATGTTCGGATTGCCGGGTATCACTCGTCGAATAGCACGCTCGACTGTTCCTTGTTGGCTCGGATACGTTGCTCTCAGTGCTCTCTGGTGTTCAGCCCACAGGTCAGGCCGACCAAGCTCTTTGTAGAACTCTTCCCACGTTGGTTTGCTGTACGCACGGATGAGTTGCGCCCTTCGGCCCTTGATCTTGCCTTCGTATTGCCTTTCCCACAGTTGGTCAAGCACTCCGTGTCCACCTTCGTGTCGAATGACGTGCTTGTCGCTGCGGGATACAAACTTCCGGGTGATATTGCCGGGTGCTCTGCCTTTTGAGTACTCCTGAACATCGGCCCGGCTGTCTGGCTCAAACGGTGTGTCTGGTGATTGACGCTCGTGTGGAGCGCCGATAAGGTCAATCACTATTCGTGCTGGGTAGAACTTCCCGTTAGGACTGTCGTCTGCGACGTAACCACCTGAGAGAATTCCTCGTACGTCAAAATCGCCTTTGAGTTTGAGGTCTGTTTGACTGAAGTAGAAGTTAGGTATGCCGTGACGTCGAATCATGTCAGCGAACGCCGGGTCTGTGATAAGAACTTCGGCCAGTAGCGCTGCTTCTGCTTCGTTGGCGGCGCGTATGTTCAATGGGACATCAACGGAATCTGCATTGCCGGCCTGAACCAAGCGGCCGTACTGTTCAGGATCGTCTTTCATCTCTTGTAGACGTCGAACCATCTTGCCAACCGGGTCATCGCCGTCAAGTGTTCCCAGAACCTCTGCTGTGAGTTCGTACGGGTCAGTTATTTCACCAAAGCGAGGGTCTTTTTCGTTGTTGATCTGAACTGTTGCACCACGTGAGGCGAAACCGTCTGGAATAATCTCTCGTGTGGCTCTTTTGGGGGTGAGTGATTCTCGTATGTCGTTGTCAGGAAGGTCAAGGGCATCTCTGATTAGCCACGTCATACCTTCGCTAACAAGGTCTTTATCTTCGCCGCCGTGTGCGATGATGGCAGAAATTGACTCGGCCCAAGCCTCACTGGGCGATGACTCACCATAACCAGTGAGTATGTGGGGTATGTTTGACGGAACTTCTCGTCTGTCGCGCTTTTTTCTGCTGCGAGCGTTGACGTCTGTGCCATCTACGAGCGGAAGACTGTACTCATCATACGCTTCCGGCCAACCGACGGCTTCAAACGTTTCTTTCCAGTCAGAACCGTACGAGAAGCGCCAAGCCATTGCTTTACCACTACTTCTGTCCCATTTCTCATCTTCGGGCAGTGTGCGTCCAATCATGTCTGATAAGTAGTGTCCGTACTCGTGTACGAGTAGTGATTCTGGACTTCCCTCTCGTACTAACCACCTTTTTGTGTCCTTGCTTCCGACGTCTGGGGTCATTATGCCAGTCATAAACCAGTTACCTAATTTACGAGAAACTGCCGAGAATACCTTTCCAGATGAAGTTGGATTGCGATACGAGCTTAGTGAGATGCCGTTCCTTTCGGAAAAGAAACCTGCTGCCATGTGATCCTTAGTCATGTTTGGTCCGTACATGGTGAGTGTTGGCATACCAAACCTATTCACGAGTTCTCTGAACTGTGGGTTGGTGGTAAGTGTGTGTTCTATGAGTCGTCTGTTTTTGGCGACTGCTTGTGGTGAAAAGTCAAAAGCCCCTTCGGTGAGAAAACGAAGGGCTGCGTTTCTATCTGTTTTTTTTAGTTCTTTGTATTTGTCTGCGTCGTCTTGTGAAAGCATCCATACGAGATCGGGTTCTACGAAGTCCTCTAAGGCACGAGCTATCTCTTTTGCTTGCTGTGGTGTTACGTCGTCTGTGAGTGCTGGTAAGTCGGGTCGTTCTAGTCTCAATACCTCATACTGTTTGGCGACCCAACTATCAAAACTGTCGGGTACGACATCTGCTGCTATGTCCTTCGCTGACATACCGTTGTATCTACGGTTGTACTCTTTTGCCCTACCCTGTTTTGTTTGTTTCGCTTTACTAAGTATCTGTCCCAACCGTTGTGAGGCTTTACTGATAGCACTGATTACTGCTGGTCTCTCAAAGGGCGAACCGTCTTGTACTATGCCGTCGCCGTCACCGTCTATTGCGTTGGGGTCAAAGGACTGTACTACTGCCCCTAGTTGTGCCTTCGTGTGTATCTGTGTGGATACAACGGATACTGCCCTGACGAACTGTTCCTGTTCGGCACGAATAAGCGATTTGTTCTCTATGAGCGACATGTCCTATCCATTTTGGCACGATTAGTTGCTCTGTGGTGTTAGTGCTGGGATTTGTTTGTGTATGTACCCTGATACCTACTACTGACTGTGGTGTAGGGGGTGTGTAAGAAGGGGTGTATGGGGTGTGTGAAAAGTAGTGCGAGAGAGAGTGTGTGTGAGGGGGTATGTATCTAATCGGATACCCACTACTGACTGATACTAGGTATCTGGGGTGGTACTCAGTGGGGGTGTGGATACTCACTGAGGTACTGATACCTACTGTGGTACTACTACTGGGATACTACTGAGGTAGTACTGGGGTAGTACTACTAGGTGGGGTATGTGTATGTGAGGTGTATGTGGGGTGTATGGGTAGGGGGGTAGGTAGCAGGTAGGTAGTGGGTAGGTAGGTAGGTAGGTAGGTAAGGGGGGGTAGGTAGATAAGTATGTATGTGTGTGTATGTGTGGGGTGTGGGTAGGTAGGGGTGTGTGTATGTATTGGTATGTATGTATGGGTAGGTAGGGGGTGGTATCACTTTGGTATCAGTGTTGTATGGATACCCGTAGTGCCACCCGTACGTGCTGCGAACTTCATACTGCGAGAGAGTGGGCAAGGTATGGGTGAGTGCGACTACCTATGTGTGCGACATAGGCATAGTACTACTGGGGTACTACCACGATACTACTGCGATACTACTACCTACTATGGTGTGAGTTATTAGTGCGACTTATGTATGTGTGTGTCGTACTACTAAGTGATTTGTTTATCAACGATTGTGTATGACAAAGTGTTCGTTGTGTATGACGAACTATTGTGTGTGATTACTGAAACTGTGTTAGCGTTTGTGATAACACTACGAACTTATTTATGTATGCGATTACTGTGTGTGTGATTACTGTGTGAGTATCTATCACGATTACAACGAACGAACTTAGTACGAACTTTGTTGTGTGAGCTGACGAACTAACGAACTGTCGTTTTGTGAAACCATCGGGGGTCATTTATCAAAGCCATCGGGGGGTGTGTTTGCCATTGGGGGTGTTGGCGAAACCATTGCCTGCCGTTTGTGAAACCGTTGTGGTCATTTATCAAAACCATTGGGGGGGTGTATTTGCAAGTCGTGCGAACTGTGAACGATTGCGAACTGTGTGGTCAAGTCGATCAAGCGAACAAGTGTTTGGTCAAGGGCGAACGTGTGTTCGGTCTACCCGAAGGGCGAACGTGTGTTCGTTTTTCGTTTGGAATAGGAAGTGTTTATCGGGACTTACGGGAACGACCGGGTGGGTGTGGGGGGACATGTGACAATAAATGAGGTCAAGCAGTAGCGGTTTGATTTATCTGAACAGTGGATTGGTGCTCAGGCCATATTCCAAAGTCGTATTCCTCAAACCCATTCTCACGGTCGTATACACACCACTCCATCTTGGGTGAGTCCATAAACTTTGCTACTAACTCAACAACTTCTTTGTGTTGTAGTGGACCGCAGGTGTAAAGGTCAAAACGGAAGTACGGCTGTTCTCCTTCTTCCCATATGTGAAGCGCTATGTGTGAAGTCTCAATCATTACGACTGCTGTGAGACCCTTATTGCCTGGGGCTTTGACATATTTAACGAATGGGCCGCCGATTCGATGCATTCCTATGTCGTGGACAAGTTGGCGAAGCCACTTCTTCAGTTCGCGTTTTGAGGTTGGAGGGGTATTGGTAATCCCATTGGCCATCAAATGCTTGTGTAGGGGGTTCTTTTCAATTTTTGAACTTCTTCGCATGTGGGAATACTAACTGATGTCACCTGTTAGTGACCGAACCCCTAGAGAAGTTATCTCTGCGTGTTCCTCGTACATTCTGATGTAGTTATCTGGTGGCATTGTGTCAGTGACCAGCATTCGTTGCAACCATCTATCTGTTCCGTCGTAGCGTGGCTCAAATGGGAGCCTGCCGTGGATCGTTGTTCTGTTATTCAGCACTAGTAGATCCCCTTCCTCAAGAACTACTGTCTGAATGCTTGATTTGATTGCTTCCCGCAATTCTTCTAGGGCATCCACCGCCTGACCATTGGTTCCGGTCATAAGAGCTTCGTCATAACAGATGTCAAACAAGCGCGGAGACGGGTATGTTTCCCTCGGTGTTTCATTGAGTATCGAGCACGTGATTTTTACATCCTCTTCGCCGTTCATTCTGAAACTGTCATCCAAAGATGTGGTGAACCACATCCTCGTGAGGGTAGCCAGTGTTGCCGGCTTCAACTTGGCACAGATGTCATCGGAATGGGCATAGGTTGTTGCGGCATTTGAGTCACCTCTCAAGCACAGCAAGAGGACTGCTGTTGGGCGAAAGCGATGGAAAGCCGTTTCGGTGTGTAGTCCGAGTTCTACCTTTGACGAGGACGAAATCTGCATTTCTTCCATCGTCTTCTTTGGGTAGATGTTCTGTATAAGGGAACCTTTTTGTTCTTGGCTGAAACTTATTGGGAAGCCATAGGTTTTTGCTTGACTAATAAACACCTTGCGAGTCTTTGCAAAAAATGGCGATTCTTCAAATTCGCCCATTGGGGTCGGTGGCACATCACCAATATTGACACCCCGTATCAGTGTGGTTTGTCTATTCATTGTTCGCGGTTTTTTGGGCGTTTCTCACTCTTGCGTTGATTATCTCGACGTATTCCGTATTCATCTCGCATCCAACCCAATTGAATCCATCTAGTGTCGCCGCAACTGCCGTAGTACCAGAACCCATGAACGGATCAAGGACTGTCCCACCTAGTGGGGTAATAAGTTTGACGAGGTGACGCATCAATGCGACTGGTTTTACGGTCGGGTGATGATTCGCTTTTGCTGCATTGGTGCGGTTGCGTGGATTCTCTCCACCTACACCATCGGTGGCAATACGGTCAGATTCTCGCTTGGGCTCAAAGTCCTCAAGTCCTTCGTTGCGTTCACTACGTGATGCTTTCGCACAATAAAAAAACCTTGCTGCTGAGCCAATAGATTTATCTGAACCAGTGCTTGTGTAGCCGGTTGGTTCGCCGTTGTTATTGAATGGTCTTGCACCCTTGGTGGTGTTCCAAGTGCCACCCTTGGTGTTGGGAAACAATTCCAATACTTCGTCTGATCCGTCATGAATAAAGTTCGCAGGGAAACGACCAAGTGCTGTGTCGGGTCTGTCAACATCAACCCTCCCTGCATCATCAACGTCAGGTGCAGAGCCAGCCATTTTGTTGCTGGTCACTTTCCCTTGAGGTGTTGCACTCGCTCTATCTGCTTCTGATTGGTGGGCGACTCTGCATCCGTCAATGTTGATACCACCAACACCGTGCGTCAAAACATTGTTGGCAACCGTTCCATCTAACGGCTTACGAGCCAAAACAATAGGTTCATGTGCAGGCTTAAGTGCAGTTCCCCAACCATCCCACTCTTTAGCCTCAGCCGTAGAAGGGGCAGTAATTGGATTGCCAATACCTGCACCTTCCTGAATATCACCTCCATAGATTGAGCGAGCCATAGCAGTTCGTGGGTCGTGTGGGTCTGTGTATCCAACTACTTCACGCTCAACACCAGCAGCCTTGTCTATCGCCTTACTGATATTCAACGACTTAGGAAACCCTGACCCATACACCCACATAATTTGGTCACGAATCTGGAACCCGGCATCCTCGATAGCACACGCCATACGGTGATAGGTGCGTGAACCCCCAAAGGAGAGCAGATGACCACCTGGTTTGAGAACACGAAGGCACTGGCGCCACAGTTCAACGCTGTATGCAATTCCTGTTGAATCCCACGCCTTGCCCATAAAGCCAAGTTCATATGGTGGATCGGTAACTATTGAGTCAATACTCTCGTCAGGAAGCCGTGAGATTGCGTCTATGCAATTATCAACATACAACATGACTAGAAACTAGCATGTCCAGTTCTCCTACGGGCGATATCGGCGTATTCTGGGTTCATCTCAAAGCCAAGCCAGTTAATGTTTTCTTGAATGGCTGCTACCCCCGTGGTGCCAGAGCCTAGAAAAGGGTCAAGAACTATTCCGTTTGGTGGTACAACCAATTTTATGAGATAACGCATGAGCGTGATCGGCTTTACCGTTGGATGGTGATTCTGGTGAGCAGCATTTTTGTCTTTCCACATTCCAGCGGCTACATCACTTCTGGTGTCTGCCTTCTTTTTTTGCAATCCATCAAGTCCAGCATTTCTTTCTGCTGTTGACGGCTTTGCGCAGTAAAAGAACCGAGCAGCCGAACCATCGTCTCCCATTTTCCTAAATCCACCCTCGGTCTCTTGCCCTGATGCAAAGGATGTTGCTACGGCTTGTCCCCGCTTAGACGGATACGCACCACCCTTGCTGTTCGGGAATAGATCCAACACCTCATCGCTGCCGTCGTGAATAAAGTTTGCTGGCCATCTCCCAGGAGGGTTGTAATTGTTTGGTTTCATCATTGAGTAATCACCATAAACGGTGTTATCAGTCATTGGCTTTGTCCCAAAATCTTCATGCTGATTCTTTGTGGTGCTTTCAATTTTGTCATTTTCAGACACAAAAGCGACCCTACAGTCGTCAATATTTATTCCGCCTGTTCCCCATGTCATTACATTCTGGGCGATTGTTCCATCGACTGCTTTGCGAGCAACGACTATTGGTTCGTGAGCAGGCTTTAGGGCTGTTCCCCAGCCTTCCCATTGCTTGGCTTCCTGTGTTGCGGCCTCGGTTATCTCGTAGTCCCCACCAAATGTGTCTGGGTAGTTTGCGGCATTCAAGACATTTCTGTTCTTTCCAGATTTCCCAACTCCAACAACATTGCGTGTAGCGCCTGATGCTTTATCTATTGCTTTACCGATATTCATTGACTTCGGAAACCCAGATCCATAAACCCACATAATTTGATCACGAATATCAAATCCAGCATCTTCGATAGCGCAAGCGAGACGGTGATATGTTCGTGAACCACCAAAAGCCAAGAGGTGTCCGCCCGGTTTTAGTATTCGCAGGCACTGTCTCCATACCTCGGTGTTGTAGGCAATTCCGCTCGCATCCCAACTCTTCCCCATGAAACCAAGTTCATAGGGTGGGTCAGTAACCACTGCATCTATTGAGTTGTCGGCTAATTCCGACATCAAATCTATACAGTTACCAGTTCTTATCATCTCCAAATACTAACACTGTGACCAATTTCCAGATAAAACTATCTGATAATTTATAATAAATGTGCGATACTGTCAGACATGATATTCCTCATTGTTTTAACAGTATTGGTCGTTTCGTTGCATAAAGGGATGATGGGTGCCGTAAACAATTACGAGTCATACGGTAGCACTACTGCCAAACAAGAATGGATTAACTTTGAGAGGGAACGACTCAGCCGCTAAGGCTCGATAAAGATACATTCACCAGGGCATTCCTCTGCTGATTCAATTACGTCATCAAGCCTGTCGTCCGAGAAGGATGCTAAACCGGCTGCGCCTTCTGGGTTTCCCACAGATGAGGCAAATATCTTGTCGCCTTCTTTTACATATGCCAAACCGTCTGGCATCATCGTAAAGACATCTGGTGCTATCTCCGCGCATAGTCCATCTCCAGTACATAGGTCTTGGTCAATCCATACTTTCATTTGTTTTGCGTAATTTTCATAACTTGAACCTTTCCATAGATTCTTCTCTCATTATGTTCAGGTCAAGGTGAGCAGACTCCATGCCGAACTTTTTGCCAGCCTGATTGTGGTTGGCGGCAAATTGCCAAACATCCCATGTTTTCCAGCCCTTAACTGCGGCTGGGTTCTTTTGGGGTTGAAACGCATACTCATCCCATAGTGAAACATCTTTTGGTACAGGGTTGGTTTTGAATTCTTCAGCAGAGTAATAGACATACCTGGCGACCCACAACGGGCACTGCTCGACGCCCTTCTTTAGCGTTACATGAGAGTTCCAGAAAGAAGGGTAGGTATAAACCGATGGCGGTTTGCCGAGTTCGTCGGTAGCCATCTTGATACAAGTACGGACAATCGTTTTTAGTTCTTTGGGTTTTTTGTCGCCATGATGTTCAATGTCTATTTGTGGAATAAGATTTGCGCCAGTTTGCTTATGATTATCTAACATCATTCGCATTTGCGTAACGACATCTTCTTCTGGCTTAATGTAGACGTAAAGCCCAAAAGGCAACCCAGCCTTTGAGCAGTAATCTTTCATATGGGTGTCTTGCTTGGTCCCCACGTTTGAGCGCATATGTACGAAATCTATTTTTGCGTCTCTAACTTTTTTCCAGTTAATGTTGCCTTGATATTGGGAGACATCGATTCCTGTTAAGTATTTGGCTGTCATGGCGCTATTGTCCCTTCTGTCGGGTCCCACCCAAGCAAAGTTTCTGTGCAATTGCCGTCCACTAGGCATGCTGGCGGTTCGCAGAGTTCTGGCATTATGCGATTTTAGCACTAGTAGCCCTATATAAACAAAGCCAGCCATCCCCGCAAAGAGATGACTGGCTGAACCCAAGTCACCGAAGCAATTGGGGGAAAAATTTTGTTGCTGAAGGGTTTGTTTAGCCCTCGGTTACAGTGAACGCAACCGTCATGTTTGAACCAGCGGTGCCAGAACCAACAGCTGATACGTCAAGGCTGACGAGATCGCCTGCTGCGAAGTCACAGTTGGCGGCGGTAAGTGTTCCTTGATCCGAAGTTCCTGCTGCTGCAATTGAGAATGCTGCTGCGACATCAGAACCTACTTTGAGGTCTGCTGTGAGTGCTGTAGTTGTTGGTGCTGTGGTTACAGCAACCCAAGCGTCAGTGATTCTTCCAGCAAACGGCATTGCCATTGTGACAATGCTGGTTGTTGCAAGACCACCAGGAATGGTCATGGTGATTGTGCTTGGTGAGAGAGCGGCTGTTGACATTTTTGGTTCCTTTTAGTTGGTGAGGGTAATTTGTATCTCTTGGATACGGATTAAGTATGACATATAAATTACCCCAAAACGGTACCCAATGAATACACGGTTATTGGGCTATTTTTGCCAATTACTACTTATCGAGTGTTTTCTCTATAGCCTGGCTTTACTGTTTTTCTGACCGTCACATACTCTGAAGGAATGGCGGCAAGTCTGCATTTTCCACCCGGTTCAATTTTTGCTTTGATTATTTTACACACACTTTTTGACTCGTAGTGTGCGCAATGGGCACAGTAAACACCTATTTTGTATACGTCATTGTCTTTCTGGCTTGCGTAACCAACATATATTCCATTGTCGTCTTTGTCTGAGAGCTTCCCGTACCTATTAGCAATGCTCTGCATGGCGCTGATGAAATCTTGTTCTGCTGGTGCGTAGTAAGGCTTCTCCAAAGGACCACCTAGCTTTTCGTGTCCTGACGGATCGTGCGAACCGTTTGATACATCCTTGAAGCGAAAGCCAGCAACTTTGCCCGTGTATTCACCCCAAGTTTGACTCATGACTACCTTTTCTTTAGGACCTGCGTAATCCGTTGTTGCCTGGTGTTCTCTTTGGAACTGAAGGCTTTGGTCTATTATTAATGCCATCGCCAGGACGAATCCCACGTGGCGCGTCTGGGTATCTGTCGGCAGGCTTTCTGTCCGATTGTCTTGGCTCGGAACGGTCAGCCCCAGGGCGCGTCGCCGAAGGACCGGTTCGTGGCTCAGAGCGGTCAGCACCAGGTCTCGTTGCAGAAGGACTCCTAGGACTTGGCTTTGGTCTGTTATTTACGCCATCTTCCGGGCGTATTGGACGCGCTGGTTCTGGGTATCTATCTGCTGGTTTTCTATCTGGACGCGTTGGGTTTGGGTACCTGTCAGCCGGCTTTCTGTCGGATGGCTTTGGTGCTGAAGGTTTCTGGCCTGGTGGATATTTCTTTTCAGGGTTTGGGTATCTATCGGCTGGCTTTTGGTCGCGCGGCTTTTCTGGTTTTTTATATGGAGGCTTTTGACCGGGTGGATAATTCTTCGGAACAGACTGGCCTGGCGGATACTTTGGCCCCTTCGGTAGTCCATCAGCAACAGGCTTGCCCTGTCCATCTCTTAGGACTTTGTCATAAGCGGCCCTAGCTCTTGCGCGGGCGTCTCTTTCTTCTTTGCTTCTATCCGAAACTCTTCTATGAGCTTGTATCCCTTGCCTTCTGAGTTGTTCTCGTACAAACTTTCTTCTTTGCTTCTCGTATCCGGAATCGCTTGAGCGTTTGTAGGGAGCTCTTGTTTCCTCTGGGGTTCCGTCATTGATCATTCCGTCGCCGTCATGGTCAATGGCATCTGTGGAGCTACTTCCTCCGATACTTCCACCACTCTGCTGACCTACCGTCTGTCCTGGTAGTTGTTTTTCTTCTAGTGAAAAAAAGTCGTCTTTCTTCTTTGTGTTCTCGTAGCGCTCTAATAGTCTGCGGCCTTTGGCTGCCAGTTTTGCGGCATCGGATCTATTCTTTGGCACAGGCTCACCCCATGCGGCCGCCGAAAGGGCAAGGCGTGTTGGTTTGCCATTATCCCCCACCATTGGACCTGATGGATTAGTAAAGAACCTTGTGAGGAACGAACCTTTGCGTCTCATTTTCTCTGGTGTGTCTGCGGCACCCTTAACGCCAGGTTTGAGGTTTGAACCCTCGGTGCGTTTGAAGTGCGCGCGACCGGCGGCGGTAAGACCACCCTTGGGATCGCGTAATCTTGGCCCATCAAGAGACTTCTTGCCAATTGGAACGCAGTTGGGAACCATTTTCCCACCCTTGCCTTTTTTCATTCCGATTTGTTCGTATCCAGCCCAACACGGTCCAGTTTTTGCCTTGGTGACGATTTGTGAACCAAAGTCGGATTTTGCTTTTCTTGCTTTTCTTTTGCTACGTCGTCGGTTTTTAAGTGCTCTACGGATGTATCCACCGATGCCATCAAATAGCCACTTCTCGTCTAAGCCAGCAACAAACTTGTCGATAGACTTGGTGCTTCCTTCTGGGAACAACACATCAAGAACATCGTCGTCAATTGAGTCAAGTCTTTTTTGAAGTGACCGCTCAAATGATTTTTGTTTCAAATCAGACATACCCAAACTCTTGGTTTTTTCAACTTCTGGCCAACTTGAACTAGTGGCTCGTTTGGGTTTCGTGTAAGTACGGTTTTTCTTTTTAGGGCCACTACGCATCGGGGGTGTCACGATGTCCTTCTCTCGACTGACCCGACTAAAACCCGCAACTGGTCCAGTGACCATGCCTGAATAAACATCTTTGCGATTGGTTGCCACTTAAACCCCCAGAAAAACCTAAACTATTTTTAGTATTCGGCTTCGTCTTCTGGCATATCTTCGTCTGCCATCATGGAGCCGTCAGGCATTTTGTGCATGCCTGGCTTCTTTTTCTTTTTCTTGAAAATTCTTGCCATCAGTTCTTCACGGCTCATTGGTGACGTCATTTCGTCATCTTCCATCTCTGCCATGTCTGCTTCTTTTTCGCCGTAGCGCATCTTTTTCTTTTTCTTTGGCATCGGCATCATTGGGTCACTCATTGGACCCATAGACATTCCATGACCCTTGGCATCTTTCGTAGCCCAGTTTTCTGGAATCAGGTTTACTTTCTTGAGTGCCCTTGCTCGCTTAATGATGTGGCGCTTTGCAGCACTCTTATTCTTCGCTCTACCAAAAGCCATGATTGCATTTTTGAGGTCAGTTGATGTAACGATTGGGAACGATCCGTCTGGAAGTGCCATGCCTTGTTGTGCGAGGTCACGACGCTTCTCTGGTGAGAACGCTCTCTTGAGTTCCATTTCTGCCCTAAGTGCTTTACTCATTACATCTCGTGGAGCACCCGATTTCATCATTCCTGCGGCACGACCACGAGCCTTTGGTCGTCGTCTTGCCATGTCTCGTCGAGAGGCCATACGATCCTGCATGTCCATTTCTCGATCGGTTGGTTCAAGTGCCATTTCGTCTTCGTCGTATTCGCCGTCTTCGTCGTCTTCTGGCATATCTGGTGGACCCATGTCTTCGTCATCGTCTTCTGGCAAGTCTGGAGGACCCATGTCCTCTTCGTCATCGCCGGGTACCATTTTGTTTTTATCGCGCATGGCGCGCATCATTTCTTTTTGAAGGAATTCGAGTTTGTCAAGATCTTCTTGACTCTTTTCGTTCCACCACTTTGCGGCGTCACTTCCGCTCTCGTCACTTGGTCGTGTCATTTTCCTTCTCCGTATCTTCCTTGAGTCCGTCCTGAATTTTCCGATTCACACCGAGAACCCGTTGTTCTCTGTATTTCGCATAAGCCTTAGCAAGGGCAAATGCTTCATCGGGGTTATCAAAGTTTTTTGGTAAGACCATTCCCTCAATGATACATTTCCCTTGGCATATCCAAGGAACCTGTGTAGAATAGTTTCATGAGCCAGCTAATAGAGTTTTACCCGATAATGGTCGTTCAGTCGCGTTATTCAGGGGTCTATGAGGGTGGCGATTGGCATGCCGTACCAAATGCAGAAGCAGGCTGGATGTGGTCCGAGGGGTACTCCGAATACATGTTTGGCGATGATGGGGACGCAGTCGAATTTTGGGGTTCAGAGGAAGCAGAGAAAATAGGTAGGGGTGGCACTCCGAATGCGGCTGTATTGGACTTAATTGAAAGACACCATGGTGTGAGACAATGGAACTATGACGAATACGCCGACACCCTCAACATTGGAGGAGGGGAACTCGGAGGAACAATCCTTGACGGGGCAGTCAACCCCATCGCAGGAGGAACCCAAGAAGGATCCACCACCGAGGTTCGTTCAGACACTCCCTAGATTTTCTGGCTGCTGTCCTAGGTAGACCTTTTTGATCTGTTCTGCCACCCATTTGGCTACGGGTGAAGCAACACCATTCCCGCACATTTTGTATCTCTGGGTATCGGGCATCAATTTGTCTTCGGCATCGTATCTGGTGTGATTATCTGGCCATCCCATTAATCTTTCGCATTCCAGGGGTGTTAGGCGCCTGATAATCATTGCTCTTTCCTGCATAACGAAATCGCTTGGATCTCTGCCGACCCTGAGTGACCTATATATGCCGTCACCGACTTCAAGTTTTTGGTTGTAGCCGTCGTACTGGTAAGCCACACTTGCTGGGGCTTGGGTTGATTTGAGTGTCGGTGATTGACCTTCAAACACGGCTGCATTGCTTCCGAATTGAGTGTCAAATGAATACATGGGTTCATCTGTCGGCTGAGTTATAAAGGTTTGTGCGTGGTGCGACTGCGGTGAGGGCTGTAACGCCGTTACGGAGTTGGCAACGTCAACTGGAGTGGCACTGAATGTGTCTGCGATTGCATCTTCTCGCACCGAATAGGCAACCGATTGAGCACCAGTTGTATCAATGGTGTAGGAAGCATCGCCAGATTCCCCGACACCCATACCATTCTGATTCTTTTCTATTTCTCGTCCATCTTGAATTGGGACTGCTTGGAGAACAGCTTGGAATCTTTGTTTGTCGGGCATGCGCTGATCATCGGATGTTGCTGTCAGAACATCTGCGACCTGAGAGCCATTCCACCACTCGCCCACTTCAATCGGTAAAGCAACAGCGGCTTGATTGTCGCCCATTTGTGCTCGCAGTGTTGGGGACATCTCCTCCCAGTAGTGAGGCGATTCAAGTCGTGACATCGCACCCGGCTCAAGTCCAGTTGCTGGTCTCCCATTTTGCGCCACCATCGGCGTATTAAGTCCACCAGTGCCCATAAAGGCAGTCAGTGTATTCACTGTTCCATTTTCCTGTAAGCGAACTCCGTCTTGTCTGTGTGCATGGAAAACAATTTCTTCTTCATCGCTGAGTTGCTGCCCTACGGCATGCGGACCACGAGCAACGAGAGCAGGGATAGCTGTGTCCTCTCTTATGATTGTGTCGTACTTGGCATTCGGTCCTTGATTGAACGCGGCCCGATCAATTACCGTCACCGGAACGAGGTTTCCCTCTTCTGCCATTGCATTGGTTATGTGTTTTCTGTAGTTCGCAGTGATTGTTGCCGCAACATCATTCACTGTGTCTTGTTGAACCACCGTCACCGTCGCTCTAGTGTCGCTGTGGTTTTCAAATGTGTTCAGGGTTGGGGAAACTACTCCGTCCACCCATGTTTCATAATCCTCGGAATCTTTTGCATGCCTAGATTTCACAAATGGGTGCATGACATGAGGAGAATTATCTCCGCTCTTGGATTCGGCACGAAGTGTTGGTGCCTGCTCATCCCATGTGCCACCTGAGGCCCGAATCATCATTCCTGGCTGGAATGCGGTTGCTCTCCCTTTATCGCTACCTGATGGAGTGCTTCCTGTAACTGTGGTGGCAACACCTTGCCCCTTCTTGCCGCGCGCCTTAGTATTCCTTGGCACGCCTTCGGCGACAGGAAAAATTTTGCCTCTACTTCTTGTGGCGTCTGAAGGACTGAAGACAGCAAGCAGGAAGATTCTTCTTCGGCGCTGGGCGACTCCGAAGAATTGAGCATCCAGGACTGACCACTCAAGCTCCAGTGCCCCTGCCTCAGCCATTTCGTCGAGGACAACCCCGAAGTCAGCGCCTCCGTTGGAAGACAGTGCTCCTGGGACGTTTTCCCAAATAGAGAATCTTGGATATTGACCATTTGTTAGCTCCCTTATTTCTTTGATGATGCGTATGCCGTCGTGAAACAAACCCGATTTGGCACCAGCGAGTCCAGCGCGCTTGCCAGCAACGGAGAGGTCCTGGCACGGAGACCCCCATGCAACGACATCTGGTGGACCTGCTTGTGCAATAACGTGCGCCCCAGTCAAGGTGGAAACATCGCCCCACTTCGGAACATGCGGCCAATGCTTATTTAGTACTCTCGTACAATGTTTGTCCCACTCGCATTGGAATATCGTTTCAAAACCCGCCGCCTCGAGGCCCATGTCGAATCCACCCACGCCGGAAAAAAGACTGAGAACTTTCATAAACCAAACATTAGCCCACGGCAGGTAGCTGGTCAAGCACCTTCACTCTTTACACATCACGCAAAGTATTTAGAAGTCTATTTACTCACCTATTTGGCTCATGTCTATTCTCATGTTGCACAGGACACAAAAGAACTGCGGGTTTCCCCATGGGTAAAATTTGACAAACTGTTTAGGGTGAGAACAAGAGATTGCTTTTTGGGCATTTTCGTTTAGCACCCTGCGAACATATGATGCCAATGTTTCAGTGCAGGCATCTGCTGCTTGCTTCCACAAATCTTTTTCTGGTTGAGTACACCGAACCATTAGTTGCTTGTCTGCTGGACCACCTGGCTCGTCGTCGGTCGGCATAACTGGCCTAATGTTCATGTCGGTCATTTCAGATACGACCTCATTCATCGCTTGTTCCGTCCCCTCCGATGGTTGTGTCCACAACTTCTTCTGCATCTATAATCACCCCGCTGCTCAATGCTATAGCAGTAAGCTCCTCCATCGGTAGTATTCCTGCTTTAATCATCAATGCTATGAGTCGCTTGGCATCCTGCTCTGGCGAGTGAAGGTCAATCTCAGAGGCAGTTTTTTCCGATCCAGCGAGTGCGACTTTTACCTGCCCTGCAACCGATGACGAGTCACCAAGGCTCACATTCACGCTCATGCGATCCATTCCCAATAGCTTTGCCCGTCTGTCCATGACAGACAATACCTGCTGGACAGCCTTGAGGTCTGGCTCAATCGCAATCTCAGATCCGTCTGGATTGGCTTGTTTTCTGTTTTGGGTCATCGGCCATATTGATGCTTGAAGTGCGTCAAGCCTCTCCAGCTCCATCCTGAGTACTTCAACATAATTCAGACGACTCTCTTGATTGAGTTTTTCGAGTTGTCGCTGAATGGCTTTGCTGATTGCCGAAGTTGTCATGTCAAATCGCTTGGCTATCTCTCGACTGGACACTCCAGCCTTCTTGAGAGCAAAAATGCGAGCATCGCGCTCTGCAAGTAATTCGCGGTTCATTGGTTTGGTGATTTCCATATGTCTATGTTGGCACAGTCAACACCATTTCAGTGCGAGGCGACCTCAATGAAGGAGATTGTGTCAAACGGGAACTGCCGACCACGAGCAATAACTGAAGGCCATGGTCTCTCATCTCTGGCTCCCCTGAAGTGCTTGACGTCGTATTGGTAAGCACCACCCATTGTTGGATGGAGAGCTAAACCAAACTCTGGCCACCTTGACCAAACTGCGGAACCAAATGGTCGCAAATCGCGGGTTGCCATCGTGCTTCCTAGTGGGGCATGGTGTTCAATCCAGAGTGCACACTTGTAGGCAGTGCGTATGTCGTCAAGGTATTTGGCTATCTCAATAGCAACTGCTTCTGATGTTCTGCCACCAGGGTCAACAAACGATTTATACAACGGTCCTATACATATCAAATCGGGTTTAGTTTCTTCGAGGCGTTTTTCCAAGAGAGCCCTGTCGCCAGCTTTGAGTAAATCCAAACCTGCTGGCTTCATGAACAAGTGAGCCTGCGGTTCCTCGGTCATTCTGCTTACCTTTAATGCCTCTTCAAATATCTTTCTAGATATTCTCTTGATTATTCGCTCGGGGTTCTCAAGGTCAACGAACAGTGTGCGAATGGGTTTTATTGGCTGAAAGGAGAAAGGGTGTAAACCGCATGCAGAAAGAATTGATACCTGCCTGGCCAGCATGGTCTTTCCCACTCCCTCGGCGGCGACAATAATAACTCGTTCACTTCTCTCAAGAAGTCCAGGGATTACCCACTCGTAATTATTGTCATCTTTTTCCCTTACGAACTCTGGCAAAAAAACAAGCCGTCCTTGATCTAAAGGCATGTCGGCAGCAGAGCCGTTTGCAATCATTCTTATCCGAACCAACTTCTCGGCAGACTTTGCGTCACTGCCAAGCAAGTCGGCAATTGCATCAATCGCATCGTCTCGACTATCCCTCTCCAGCACTACGGGAGATCCGTCAAGGGGAATGAGTTCGGTAACTTTTCCACCAGCACGAATGTGGTCGGTTATGTCTTTCGCCGAAGGGCAAACAAATGCAGCCACATCGCATCCAGCATCCAGTAGTGCTTGGGTTACTTTTGCGGCATGTTCCCTACCAACTTGATCGTTGTCGGCAATAACGTCTACGGTCGCACCTGCGAGTGCCTCAGTGTGTATGTCAAGCCACTTGCCAGCACCACCGGGCATGGTCGTTGCTGTAATCCCAAGCTGAGACAAAGTGTCTACATCTTTTTCACCCTCGACGACGAGTATTGGAATTTTGTTTTCTTTTGCAGCGAGAACGGCAGGAAGATTGTAAAGAATTTTCGGTATTCCATTGAGATCGTATTCCCAGCCACCACCACTCTTTGGGCGACGTTGACGGAAGGTTTTTTTACCAGCCTCATCTAGGTATCTAACTTTTTGGAACAGGATTTCGCCGTCTTGACTTATGTAGTCGTAGGTGGCTACGAGAGTTAAACCACTTTTCTGTGGCGTGGGGTCAACGGGCATGATGTCAGAAACTTTCACCCCCATGCTTTCGCATATTTTGAACACATCGCACCCATCGCCTCGGTGGCAATGCATAAGGATTCGCCCATTTTCCTCAGCAATTGAGAGAGATGGGTTGTTGTCGTCATTCCGACACGGACAACGAGCACTCCATTGTCCATTCCCGCCCTTTACGCCCTCAAGACGAGTTAGAAGATCCGTTACGGGTATCACGGTATATCAATTCCATTCAGTTCCCAAAGAACAACATTCATTGGTTTGCCGTTGAGCAACATTCTTCGCGCCCGCTTGCGCGACTTTTCACCCATGCCACCCCAGATACCAGTTTCGTGATTATCAACTGAGTACTGCAAACACTCGCCGACGCTCTCACAAGTCTTACAAATTGAAATAGCCTTTTTTGTATTGGCAAAAATCAAACGCATTTCTACATTCGTCTTGCCAGCTCTTTCTGGAAACCACCAGTTGGTTGGTTGTCCGGCACATGCTGCTGCTTCAAACATTTTTCCCCCTCTAAGTTCCCGAAAGTCTAGTCACCTCCTGCGGGGAAAGAAAAATTACGATTTGACGAGTTGGGGCAAGTGCGACCTCTATGGTGTCTGCTGGAATACCAAGCATTGATGCGATGTTGGCTTTTATGCGCGATTCTTGTGTCATTTCTGCTGCAATAGACTCATCTGTGTTGGAGATTTGGTTTGTGGGTGCTACACCCGCTAACGCCGCCCGTCGCTCCAATACCTCTTGACATCTCACGCAAGCAATGCGATCTCCGACGTTTGCGCATCTTCTACGAACCTCGGTGTGCGAGCATTCAAGTGAATGATGGTAGTTCACAGCACCCCATCCACCAATTCTGTCAACGCGAATAACTGCCATCTTGGGGGCAGTGGCCCTTTTGGTGGTCATCAGTTAGATTTGTTTTTTCGTGGTCGGTTTTTTAGTCAACTTTTTTACTAATAGAGTTTGCATAAATCTCATCAGCCATCATTTTGGCATACCTTCTTCTTGATGCCCACAAAGATTTCTGAAACTTTTTCATGGCTGTGGTTTTTTTAGCCAGGTTGATTGATTCCTCTACATATATACCGTGCTCTTCAAACAGGACATCATCAATGTCGCTTGATTCAAGCAAAATGTCACTAATCCAGCCAGCAGTGGTGTCTATACCAGAAATGAGTTCGCATAATCCCTCAATGCCAAACTCTGTTTTGATTTTGCCTGCTAAAAGCAAACACACATCCTTGCGGTATTCAAAGGCCAGAAGTGACTCGCCATCCATCGCTTCGGCAAGGTAGTCAAACACGGAGTCGTGCTGGAATTCGCCTGCTTCGCCGTCTTTTTCTGCTGACATACCGACCCCATTTCTTTCGACATGTACATCATCCCACATATTTGTCGGTAGGCAGTGCAAGCACGTATTCGGCTGCTACAAGTTTCTTTTTACTGACCCAAGATGTTGAATCCATGGTTGTTTCTGCTCTATCGGCTGGGTCGGCTTCCCTCTCGTGATCTAGGTATTCAATAATAGAATTGTAAAGAGACCAACCATTTCTACCAAAACGGGCCGAATTTCTATTGCTTCCGTAGAGTCCAACAATTGAATCAACGGCCAGGTCAAGATGTTTCTGACTTTTCTTGCCAGTTGTTCGGAAAAGTATTTGATGTGCGGCATCTGCTACAACATCATTGTTTTGGACTTCTATCGTGACCATCTTTTCGGCGATGATCTTGGTTCTCTTGGAAAGACTCAACCACTGTTTGGCGACCTCCATTCCGTCGTTTACCACGGTGTCAGCATTCTTGGTGTGACGGGCAGTCACTTTCTTCGTTGCCTCATTGACCGCTATCAGCACGGCATTTTTACAGACAGCACGGATGGGTGTGTTTACAAAAGTTATTGGAGTTTTTCCGTCGTGACCGTTTCTGACAATTAGATATTCATCAAGTTTGTCGGCTATTCCGGTTGGATCAACAATGCTTGAACCCAAGTGAATGGTTGCAAAGAACTCCCTGCCCCCACCGATGGTTCCACAGGCATCAACTCGGACGTCTTGATCTGGTCGTTGACTGTTCATTATTTTCGCAACAGATACAGCACGATCTAGAACTTCCCGATTTTGCTGAACGACATACCGTGTCCCCACTGTTGATATGCCTTTGAACGAGCCATCAGAATTGGAGCGAACGGTAGCGCGAGAGTCCTCAATGATTATCGGCTTACCGAATGAATCAAACAACATGTTTCCGTTTGCATCCACGGCGGCAACATTGGTTGTGAAAACATCGTAATTACACGATGCAGCATCCAGCATTTGCTCTACTGTTGCCCCATGGGGTACGGGTGTGCCAAGCCGGTGCCACGGAAGCATCCGATCCGAGTAAGCAACATTTAGTTTCATACACTCAGTTTAGAGTGTATTTGGTGTTAGAAACCGAAACCGAAGATTCTTCTCCAAAGACTTTTCTTTTTTGGAGTAGGCGCACTGCTTGTGGCAGCAGCGACAGCGTGAGCATGTCCTGCTTCGTGTGTCTCTATTCGAATGTTCACTGTTTCTGTTTTCGGGGTTTTTGCTTCTACTGCTTTCTTTGCAACAGGCTTTTTGGCCTGAGGCTTAGCGGCAGTTTTGTTCTTGGTTGGTTTTTTGTTTGTCATAAACGGTCATTCTACATAAGCACCTTTCTCTGTGGCGCACCTCCATGCGCTAGCTTCGTCGTATGGAAGACGAGTACGGGGACGATGCCAAGAAAATGGCTCTTTTGACCACCTCGTACAGACATACAAAGATGAAGAGGGTCAAGGAAGCCGGTATTGGCGAGGATCTGCCCTTCACCTTCTTTGGCTGGAAACACAACGAATTAGCCGTTATGGCCCAAATGGACTACGACCTCATGAACTTGGATCTCTATGATCGCTTTGATAAGTCTGCAAAGATTTGCCTAGCCCTTCGCCAGTTCTGGGGGATTGATGAACTAACCATGGTGGCAGAGGGTTTTCTGTCCTACGACCCAATAGCCACAAGTGGGAAAAACCT